ATCAGTTTCTTTGCGGTTGCCATCCCTGGACACATACCAAGCTTATAGTTTCCTCCGATGCCTGCTGCTTTCGCCACATCCTTGTGTACAGTTACTCTGGTAGCATAGGACCATTGCAGTAATGTCCCGATGCATCCCGCCAGGCTCTTGCCCTTTTTTCGTACCTGGAACGCAAGCATCTCATTTTCCATACACTGACCTCTCAGGTATTCCACCCAGTCCAGCATGATCTCCTGCGGCTTCAGCTCTCTGACCTCGACATCGATCTTGCCCAGTGCCGCATCCATTGCCTCGCAGAGCTGTGGGATCTCGCCCTGCAGGTACATCTCTGTCATATCTTCCGGAATCCCATTCTCTTTAGCCATTTCTTTCAGGCTTTTGATATCGCCCTCGTTGAACAGGTTTTCCGCCAGTTCATTGATCTCCTTGTAGGAGTTCATTTCGCCAAATTTTGTGAACATCATAGTATTTCCTTCCTTTCTCCTTTACTGGCTGATATAGTTTCTGCCGACCCGCTCCATCCACTCCTCCCTGGTATGTGTCTGTTCATATACTTCCTGTGCGTCTGCCTGCAAAATTCGTGCCATTTCATGGTTCACGTGGACGGCATCTGGTCCGTGTTCATGGTGCTGGTCACACAGGTAGACGGTCAATCCCAGCTCCTCTGATATCTGCCTGTTTCCCCTCCCGAAGACTATGTGGTGCTTCTGCACAGGCTTTCGCCCATAGTCTCCGTAGAATCTGGCACACAGATAGCAGTATTTCCCTGCCTGCATGATGCTCCTGCCATGTTTTTTCCGCTTTTTCTTCCTGCCGTTTTTCGGCAGCAAGAAGCCGTCCCACTCGCCGCTCATGCCGGTATCTCCAGCCCGCGGACGTATTTCGCACGGAGTGCATGTGGCTCAAAGCGTACCGTTTTCCATGTTTCCGCGTATTTAACCCCGACACCACCCACGGTTTTCCAGTCATTCTGTTTCCACTTGCCCAGCCATCCACTGTTGATGTAGTTTGCAACGTTCATCTCATTGATCTCCAGGTCGATCACTGCTCCCCTGTTCATGTGTCCCAGCATATCTGCCAGGGCTTCGATCGCTGTCAGCTTCCGGTTTACGCTGTGCGTGCTCCCTTCTCCTTCACCGTACAGGCGGTGCCCGTTATATTCCAGCATCCAGGCATATTGCCAGCTGGTCACTTTTATGTATGCTTTTACTTTTGCTCTATGTTCTTCCACTGGTTTCTCCTTTCTGTGGACTCCTTTTTATCGCATTTCTGTCCTATTCCTTGTAGTTGTGCACATTTTATGCACACTGTCCACATATTTTGTCTTTATCTATTGTTTTTAGTGTTTTCTTGCCCTGTTACCGTGTCTTTATTTTCTCTGTATTCGGAACAGGATATAGGTCCGGTATGGCTGTCCGGTCAGTTTGTTTTCTCCCTGGCGGACGCTCTCTTTGTCGATGTACCAGCCTTTCGGCGGTCTGATCTCCTTTTTCCAGGTCTTGCCCTTCATGACCCGCCTTTTCGGCTCGATCCCGGCTAATCCCCTGGACGTTGAATAGCTGTTCTCCTTCAGACGCTTGTCCGTCTTCGGTGTCTTGCACAGATATACCGCCAACTTTGTGAACTCCCCGCTTGTATACAGCAGTTCATTATGGATCCCGCCATATGTCCATGCTTTTTTCAGGATCAGGTCCGTGTCCGGTATCCGGTTCAGCACGATATGGATATGCCAGGCATTTTTTGTGCCTACCTCTATGTTGCGGATCCAGCAAAGCTTATGCCCACGCTTCTTATATTCCCTCCGGATGGTCCCGATCACTTTGCTGAAGATCTGCTTTGCTTCTCCCATGTCCTGCGGTCTGCTTTCTTTCTTAAACGTCCAGGTTGAAAAGTAGTCGTCTTCCTTGAAGTTTGCCCATAACTTATGTCTGGCTTTCCGCTCCCGGTTTCTCTGGTTCTGCTTCTCCATCTCTTCCGGTGTGGCTTTCCTTTTTTTCATCCTGCTTCTTCCCGGTGCCCCATACCTGCAGTCATGGTATTCTGCTATCTCAATCGCGTTTTTACTCTTCCAAGTCTTTCTTGTATACATCCCTCTGGTTTTCCTATCTTTAATTGTCTAAATCAAGTTGAAAAGCGGCTCTGCCGCTGCTTTTACCGCTTGAATTTTCGCCGGCGAAATGATACAATATAACCGGTTGAGGAATATTGCATATTCGCGGAGGGCATTGCTGTCATGGCAATGCCCTTTTGCTCTATACTACGTATCTTCTGTGTGCCGCTTTCAGGTCTTCCTCACTAAGGTCAAGATAGATCTGTGTGGTTTCAATGCTCTCATGCCCCAGCATCTTTGATACCTGTTCAATCGGCATTCCTCTGCGGAGTGCCATTGTCGCACAGGTGCGGCGGTACTTGTGCGGGTTCCCTTTTGTAACACCTGCTCCCTCTGCAATATCTCGTACAATCGTTTCAATGCCACCTTTTCCGATGTGTCCATATCGGTTACGTTCTGCCGGTCTTCCAATCTTTTGTTCCCCTTTTTCCATCACACATCCCGGTATCAGGTAGGGGTTATCATCATTTCTGGTCTTTAAATACCTGCCCATTGCAAGCTCTGCCTTGGCATTCAGGTATACATACCGGTCTTTTTGCCCTTTTCCGTGCACAAGCATACGTTTCCCTTCGATGTTGCACAGCTTTACCTGTGCCAGTTCCGCAACCCTCGCTCCCGTGCTCAGCAGCGTTTCCACAATCATAGTTTCCCTCGGTCCTGTCTCTATTGCCTGGAGTCTTATCTTTTCAATTTCCATGTCTGTAAATGCTTCTTTTTTCACTTTTGGTGCTTTGATCCGCTCGATTTTCGTCATTGGGTTTCTGAGAAGGATTTCTTCCTGCTGGAGATAATTGAAAAACGAACGTAAGATCCGAAGCTCATTATCTGCTGTCACTGCTGTTATCCCATCCCTTCTCATCCTCATGACACTGTAGATCCGGATATCATCTGAAGTGATATCATCCACCGTCTTTCCTATGTAATCAAATACAAACTTCAATGCACTCCTGTAATATTCCAATGTCTGCGGCGTACACCCCTTGACGGTTTTTGCAAGCAGGAAGCGTTTCATCAGCTGTTCATTTCTCTCCTGTGAAATCAACGCAATCTCTGTTGTGCGTTCCTGGATCTCGTATTTGCTTATTACCGCATAGATGCCATCCTTGACACATCCGATATCCATTTCTTTGTTCATCAGCACCATGAGCAGGTTTTCATACAGACTCTGGCGTGCGTCTGGCTGCTGTCCTTCCATTTCTCTTCGCCCCCTTCAGGTCAGCACCCTTTTGTTTTCTAAACCACATATTTCCGGTGTGCCGCTTTCATGTTTTCCTCGTCTATATCCAGATAGATTTGTGTAGTCGTGAGCTGTTCATGTCCCAGCATCTTCGACACCTGTTCAACTGGCATCCCCCGGCGGAGTGCCATTGTCGCACAGGTGCGGCGGTACTTATGTGGGTTCCCTTCGGCAACGCCTGCTGCCTGTGCAATTCCTTTCAGTGTCTCTTCTATTTGGTGACGTTCGATATGTCCATGACAGTTAAACGCTGCCGGTCTTTCCAGTTCTTTATCACCTCTCTGCATGATCCGTCCTGGGATCAGGTATGGGTTATCATCGTTTCTGGTTTTCAGGTACCTGTCCATCGCAAGCTCTGCCTTTGCGTTCAGATAGGTGTAACGGTCCTTTTTCCCTTTTCCATGGGTCAGCACACGGTTTCCTTCAATCTCGCACAGTCTGACCTGTGCCAGTTCTGCGACCCTCATTCCAGTACTTAACAGCGTTTCAACAATCATGCTTTCTCTCGGTCCTGTTTCCATCGCCTGGATTCTGAGTTTTTCAATCTCCATTTCGGTAAATGCCGTCTTTTTCACCCGCTGTGCCCGGATACATTCAATCTTCAGCATCGGGTTGCTTGTCAGGATCTCTTCCCGCTGAAGATACCCGTAAAAACTCCTCAGTACACGGAGTTCATTATCTGCTGTTACTTCAGTCACTCCATCTTTTTTCATCCGGATAATGCTGTACATCCGGATGTCATCCGAGGTAATGTCATCTACCGTTTTTCCTATGTAATCGAACACAAATTTCAAAGTGTCACGATAATACCTCAGAGTTCTTGGTGTGCATCCTTTGACCGTCTTTGCA